TCACATTCCAATTCCTGTGCAATCTTACGTCTATCATATTTAAATTTCTTAGACATTGATTCAAACCAAGACGAAAACGGTTTATAACCTTGTTCGTGATATTCTTGATACTTTTCAGTATCAAAATCATACATAACAACTTCGTTATCATTGTACTGTTCTCTATTCAACATGTAATGACAGATGTCTTGACACTTAACCCAACGTAAATCTTTGGTATAACGAGGGTCATTAAACCACCTTAAATTTGTTATATGGAAATCATTGATTCCACGTAATGCTTGGTCGTAAACACCGTAATAGATAGGGTCATAACCATTTGGCGTGGAGATAAGAATAATCTTACCACCTGTTGATAGAGATGCCATAGATGCTGCCCAAAAATCATCACCAGCTTCAATGTAAGCGGCCTCATCAAATACAAGTATGGTAGGAGTATAACCACGTAACGCATCTGCAGATGTTGCTACCGCTTTAACTTCACAACCATTGTTTAATCTAAATCTACTTTCTGAGTTTTTGTCAGGTGAGAATCCAACATTAATCCACTCGGGCCATTGCTCAATAAAGTGTCTAACTTTATTCGCCATCTCAACCGCAGTATCACGTTTGTTAGCAATAAGAAGAACTCTTTCAGGTTCATTTTCTTTCGCTGTTTGTAATTTTTTAGAAATCCACGCAGCGGTAACAGTTGTGACACCAGCCTGTCTATATTTTCTAGTTATGTTTTCATTATAGTTTTCATAATCTTGAATCAATTGAACTTGGTCAGGAAATAACTCTAACGGTACATATTTTTTTTGAGTATTATCATAGGTTTGCAGATATGTTTTTAACGCATATGGTGCATCCTTAATAATCTTCGCGTACTCTTTTAATTGTTCTATTTTCGAATTCATATACTATATAAATAGAAAAAGGTGGGTTAAACCACCTTTCTTATTAATCTTCATCATCCTCAGGTCTTCGTATTCCCAAACTACCTAAGAAATCATCAAAATCTCCATCGTCAGTATTATCTTCTACTGAATCTAAATCATCATTAAAAATGTTAATGGCTTCTTGGTATTCTTGGTCATTTAACATTAAAACGATACCATCAACAATCTCTTGTAATAATCGTTTTCCAGATTCAGAACTAGACATCACTTCTTTCATTAATATTAAGAATTTTTTTGCTGGTAGTTTAAAAATCTCAACTAATAAATAATTTTGTAATTCTGCTTTATTTTCATCTGTTAAAACCTCTTCAGGATATTGAGCTCTAATTCTGTCCCAAATTGCTGGACCTAATCTTAAATCCCACATTTCCTTTTCTAAGGTATCTTCATGTTGCATTACTTGTTGGAACATCTCTTTATCCTCGGGTTCACCTTGGTGTGAGAATAATTCCATCATACCTTTAATCAACTCATGAACTAAAATTGGAAAATTGATTGCTCTTGCTTTAATTGTTGGTGGTTCAGTATCTCTTTCAACTTCCTCCTTACCTCCAACTGATCCTCCACCTTCTCCACCACCCATCATCATTTGCATTGTTTGGTCACTTAATTGCCAATATAATGTGTCGTTAATTGACATTAAAACACCATATTGATTTATTAAACTTTGAGACCCTGTAATTTCTTGTATTTTTTCTGAAACATAATGATACATGTAGTGACCTCTTTTAGACGCTCCTTGTATCATACTGTTAATTAATCTTCTTTTTGCTCTTTCTAAATCTAAACTTTCTAAGTCTACCATTAAATCTTCTTCAATGTCAACTTCATCCATATTCTGTTGATTTCCTTCTTCTCTTTCAAAATCTTGTGTATCAACCTCACCCATACCGACAATCTTTGCGTCGAATTGTACCGCACCTTCAGGAATACCCATTTCTTTTATTACCAATTCAATTGCTAATTGCTCTAAAGCCTCTCTATGTTCTCTTTCTGTCGCAACGATTCCATTATGTGCTGCCATCATCATTTGAGTTAATTCACCCATACCACGTTCACCAACCATTGTTGTGTCAACACCAGTATATTGTCTAACTCTTTGAACAACTTGTTTATATCGTTCGGACGCTAATAGTTCTTGAAAATTTTTATTAGGTTCTTCTCCCGTCTTAGGTAGTGGAACTTTTTTTAACGGAGTATCTCCGGTTGCCAACTTGTTGGTAATATCCGTACTCGGTCTATCTTGGGTATCAAAATCCATTGGCATCTCATTAAGGTTTTCCTTAATAATACCTAAAAGTTTTTGTTTTGTCAAACTATTCATTTGAATATTTCTTTTCTTCTGCGAATGCCTTAGGTTTATGTTTTGGTCCAGGTCCTGGTTGGTACGGAGTTTTTGGTTTTGATGGTGTAGTACCAGGTTTTGTACCCGGCTTGGTTGTAGGTTTTGCTGGTGCAGTTTTAGTGTCACCATCATTTGCAATCATATCGTAAGACATAAACTCAGGTACACCGTTGCGTCCCTTTTTTACATTACTACCATGTTGTGGTTCCATAACTTCAGATTCGGTCAATTTTGATTGAATTAATTCCATAATTTCGTTTTTTGATGTAAAACTATGAAATTTTTCTTCAGCAAGTTTGTTTACCCATTTTTTAGTTTCGATACTCTCTTTTTTAACGTTTTTCCAATTTTCAGATTTTTTACATTTACATTTTGATTCTACACAATCACATTTTTTACATTTCTTTTCTACTTTTACTTCTTTCTTCTGTCCTTTTAATATTTTAAAATCTTGACCATCAATTTTTCCATTGTGATTTTTATCTAATTTCTTTTGTCCACCTTTTAATTCCTCCCCAACCTCTTTTTTCTTCTCTCTCAATTCAACATTAAGACCTTGGTCTAATAATTTTTTAACGTCAGCAGGATTAGATGTTCCCTTAGGCATAACAACATTACCTTTTTGATTAGCCTCACCTAACAATCTTTCAGATAACTCTAAAAGTTGTTTATCCGTAAACCTAACCAATGTCTTTGCTGACATCCCTTCTTTGATTAATTTATCAACTAATTCTGACCTTTTCATAATTCTTTAAATTTTATTTCTTCTTTTAATAAGTGATAGTTTCTTAATTTTAGTTTTTTAGAAACCGTTTCAATTAACTCCCCAAATCTAAAAGATAAACGCTCAGATTCTGAGTTAACATCAAATTTTTCCCATCCTAAGGAAATCACACCATCTACCGCATCAATAACTCCGAAATAATCGGAGTCCTGAACTAATTCTAACTTTAAATCGGTATTTTTTAATAAACCAACTAAGTCAACGTATTGAATTTCAGGTGATTTAGGTAAAGATGTTGATGAAGCGGGTATTACAAACCATTCGTCCATATCAATTTCAACGGATTCACTAAAAATGAATTCATATTGTTTTTGACCTTTATAGTCATCACCAATTTCGTTGATATAGATAAGAATCATTTTATTTGAAATATTTCATTAGTGTTTCACCAACACTTCTATTAATTTCATTTTTAATCTCGTCTAAATCTAATTCTTGTACATCTTCCTCATTATCACCGTCTGTTACTGCATATTTTGATAAATCAACCTCATCATTAGATTCGTCACCTAAATCAACAGGTGAATCAATAAATGACTCTAATGCCGACATTGAATCATATTCATCAATATCAGATTCAGGTTTAGGTTCTTCTGAAGGTACTTCATCTTCCGCAGATGGTTCTGTTTCAGTATCACCACCAAAATCTACATCTCCGTCTTCCTCGTCACGTTCAAATTTTTTCGCAATCTCTTCAATATCATCAAGGTCTAACTTATCCAAATCAACAGCCGATATAACCATATTAAGAACATACTTAATATCATCACTTTCCATCTTATCGTGTAAGTCTCTTAATTCTTGACCTAATTTACCTGCGTATTTTTGAACTTCCGCCATGTAATCTGATCTTTTACTTTCAGTATCGCCACCTATTTCGTCAGAAGAAGGTTCTTCCAAAGATGGCTCATCGGTTGGTGCGGCATTTGATGTGAAATCATCACCCCCTCCCGTACCAAAATCATCAGATGGAACTGATGTTGGAACATCAGATGGGGGTGCATCATCCATAGATGATGCAGGTGCAGGTGCCTCTTGTTGAGGCTTATTTTGTTTTAAAACATATTTGGTCGCTTCCTGTAATTCGTCTTGACCTTTAATGAGTTCTAATCTCTTAAGGGCTTCACCATATGAACTAAATTTATTTTTATTCTTCATAAACATACCACCGATATAATCTAAAGATGATTCGTTCACGCCACTTTTTACATAGTACACGTCTCTTTCTTTGACGATACCGTAAAAAGACCCTGATTTAGATTCTTTCACCAATTCAGGTTTAGCCGATGAGGACTTTTTATTTTTTTCATTGTAGTAAGTTAGTTCGAGAATTCTTTTCAATTTCTCATCACCAGTTAACTTTTCACTACCAATAGGTTTTAAATCTGCCATTTTGTTGATATTAAGGTATACTTATTCTTATCCTATAAATACATTGATATAGGGAAAAAAATGAGTATAGTTATTGTGTTATGGACAATTTCTTGTCTGTTATGTCCGTTTTTAGCTTTAATAATTTTTCGATGTATCCATTTCTTCTCAGTAATTTAAAGGTTAGGTTCTCATAAGAATACTCACCACCCTGTTCCAAACCACTTTGTCTGAACGTTTTTATTTTTTTTCTTAATTCCTCAATCTTTAGTAAAACATCTTTTTTGTTACCTTCTTTTACTAATTTATCAATAATTCTCATGTATTCTTCACCCTTTTGAATAATCATCCTATCATCGATATTAGGAGACTCCTCCTTAGGTTCAATCTCCCATTTATTATGTAGGATTGAATAAACCCCTGACGAAACGTGGGGTTCATTTACGTCTTGAACATAGATTTCAACATCATACCCCTTAATTTTGATGTCATGTTTTTCATTCCAAACATTCTTCTTTGCATCAAAAAATTCTTTCAATAATGTTGCAGGGTATTTTGATTCCTCAAAATCAATCAATATATGTAAATCAACATCTGAGAATTGTGACCAATTATAGTTCGATAAAGAACCTGTTAAAACAATATCATGTATGAAAAAATCAACCCCTAATGTCTCGATAAAATCGTCACTAATCTTTAATAGACTTTTTCGAATATCACCACGCATGGAAAACTCACCGTCCGAACCTTCAAATATCTGGTTGGAAAGTGAATCTTTGGGTTCGAATGATTTTACAATCTTCTCATCCTCTTGTCTATCCTCAATCAATTCTTCAAATAAACTCATGATAGTTTAGTGTGCTTGTGGGTTTTTGCAATATTTTCATTAAAATATTTCCCTTGAGATTCGGATAATCTAAACTTAGTAAACTTATTCCAAGGTACTTTACTGTATTCATAAATACCACCGGAATTAAATGCTACTGTCATGATTTCCTTTTCGGTGTCATACGATGCAGACTTTAGGTTAGACGAGTTAATTTTTACCTCAATTAGGGTACCTTCGATTTTTTCTGATATAATAGCCATAGTTTTTATTTTTACTACAATATACAGAATAAATATCAAATAAAAAACCCCAATTTCTTGGGGTTTAGTGTTATAACGATTTTTTTATCTGATTAATTAACTTATCGGAAAGATTACTCTTTTTAAGTTTAATTAACGCCGCCGCCTCTTTATTTTTTGAAGTGTCGACCTTTTCGGTTGATCTTTTTTGCAACAATATGTTAGATTCTTCCATATGTATACGTTTCATTAAACTTTTGTTCATGGTATGTCTTTATTAATAAATATAAAAAAAATATCAATAAATAAATCTTTAATTTAATTGGTTGAAATTAATCTTTTAATTAATATGTATTAAACTGACATTTAGACATTCATTAGACATTTTTTTTAGACATCTTGTCTTTGGTTTGTTTTTTAGAATAATTTATGTTATGTTTGTATCGTAACTAAAACACATTTAGAATGTCAGTAGATTTTTTTGAAGACGGACCACAAACTAACCCACGTAAAATACGTAAAGGTTCCGCAACGCCAATTTTAGATAATTTCTCTAGGGACTTAACAAAACTCGCTGAAGAAGGTAAAATTGACCCTGTTGTAGGTAGAGATAAGGAGGTAAAACGAATTGCACAAATTTTATCTCGAAAAAAGAAGAATAATGCAGTGGTAGTTGGTGACGCTGGTGTCGGTAAAACCGCATTAGTAGAAAAACTTGCATTAATGATACACAAGGGAGAATGTCCATCAAATCTATTAGATAAGAGATTGGTATCCTTGGATTTAACTTCATTAGTTGCTGGTACAAAATATCGAGGACAATTTGAGGAAAGGATAAAAGCAATTTTAAACGAATTACAGGAAGTGAGTAATGTAATTGTCTTCATTGATGAATTACATACAATGGTTGGTGCGGGTAATGCTAGTGGTTCAATGGACGCCGCGAATATCATGAAACCCGCTTTAGCAAGAGGAGAAATGCAATGTATTGGTGCAACAACATTTGACGAATACAAAAAACATTTAGAAAAAGATTCGGCATTGGTTAGAAGATTTCAAAAAATTATATTAAAGGAACCAACCCAACAAGAAACAAATACAATTCTTAATAATTTAAAATCTTCGTATGAAACATTTCATAAAGTTCAATACGAAGAGAATGTCGTAGAAACTATAACTAAACTATGTGCAAGATATATTACTGATAGACAATTTCCTGACAAAGCAATTGATGTGTTGGATGAATTGGGTTCAGAAAAAAGAGTTTCATCTAAAATTCCCGATATAATTGAAAAATTAAAAAAGGAGGCGGATGAGATTAAAGAAAAAAAGGTAATGGTTGTTAAATCACAAAATTACGAACAGGCGGCCAAATTAAGAGATGAGGAAAGAAAAGTACTAACTCGTTTAGAAAGTGAAAAACTAAAATGGACCGATGGATTAAAGGAGAATAAAACACCGGTTACCATTGATGACGTTTATGAAATTGTTTCCGAAATGACAGGAGTACCAATCACAAAATTGGATGAAAAAGAAACCGAAAAACTTTTGAAGATGGAGTCTTTATTATCTGAGAAAGTAATTGGACAAGACGAAGCAATTCTTAGTATTTCTAAATCAATTAGAAGAAATCGTGTCGGAATCAAAGATGCCAATAAACCTATAGGTTCATTTATCTTCTTAGGTTCTACGGGTGTTGGTAAAACATTTTTAGCAAAATCAATTGCCGAATTATTGTTTGGTGACCCTGAGAAAATCATTCGTGTTGACATGAGTGAGTTTATGGAAAAGCATAATGTATCTAAATTAATTGGTTCTCCTCCAGGTTATGTTGGTTATGATGAAGGAGGTCAGTTGACTGAGAAAATTAAAAATAACCCATTCTCTGTCGTTCTATTTGATGAAATTGAAAAGGCTCATAAAGACGTGTTCAATATTTTACTTCAAATTTTAGATGAGGGACATTTGACCGATTCGTTTGGTAGAAAAGTAAATTTTACTAATACCATTATTATTATGACATCTAATATTGGTGCGAAAAAGGTATCCGATTTTGGAGGTGGGGTTGGATTCAATACTTCTTCAAGTGAGACTCAAAAATATGAAGTAAGAAAATCTATTATTCAAAAATCATTAAAGCAACAATTTAATCCGGAATTCTTGAATCGTATTGATGACATCATTTTATTTAATTCGTTAAATGAAGAGACTCTTAAGAAAATTGTAAGTATTGAAATTAATAAACTTAATAATAGACTTAAAGAAAAAAATTATAAGGTTGCATTTGATAAAACCGTAATTGGTAGAATTTTTGAACTTAACTTACAAGAAGAATATGGTGCAAGACCATTGAAACGTATTATACAAAATCTTTGTGAGGATTTTTTAAGTGAGGAAATTTTAAAAGGTAATATAAAGGAGAATACGCCGGTTACAATTAAATATAAAGACGAAAAATTAACGATTTCTAAAAAAATATTGTAAATAGTTGACTTTTTTTAAAAGTTATATATATTTATATTAATAGGTTCTCTTTGTCGATTACCTTTTCGTTTTTTTTCAAAAGTAAATGGGGTTGAACCCATCGAAAGACCTTAAACCCCGACACCTTGTTGGGGTTTTTTTATGTAAATTTGGTTTTGACAATAAATTTTCTTATATTTAAGTATATGAGAAAATATATCGTAATTTTGGCTATCGGTGTTACAATGACATTGGCAGCATGTGGTGATAAATCTACCACAAATGAAGCAACAGATTCTACTGGTGTTAATGTTGATACTACTGCAGTTACTGTGGTTGACACAACAGCACAAACAGCAGGTGGCGGTGCCGAAGCAACTGGTACCGAAAATGGTCTTAAAAAACCATCCGTAGAGGAGGTTAAATAATAAAACGGGGTTAAGGTAAAAGTTGACCCCCTTTTCTTATTTTATATTTTTTAAAAAAATAGATATGACAAAAGATAATGAACATGTCGGAGAATTAATCTTAGTAAGAGGTGTCCCTGGAAGTGGTAAAACAACAGTTGCGGGAATTATTTTACAATCCCCAACTAATCGTGACCCGGAGGTTTTATCTGCTGATGATTTTTTTTATAACGATAAAGGAGAATATAATTTTGATTCGTCTAAATTAAAAGAAGCTCACAATTACTGTCAATTCAGATGTTCTGAAAGAATGAGACAAGAAATCTCAAGAATCGTTGTTGCAAATACTTTTACCGAAGAATGGGAAATGAAGGTGTATTACGACATGGCAGAAAGATACAAATATAGGGTCCATACTTTAGTCGTTGAAAATAGACACGGCGGTGAAAATATACATGGAGTTCCTGAAGAGAAACTTGAACAAATGAAAAATAGATTCGACATTAAACTTTAATGAGTCAATTTATAGTCTCCTTCGTAGATTCTATTAATCCAAAACCAAAGAAAAAAATGAAATTCTATTACCATATCCTTACGCAACAATGGGCTGTTCACATTATACCGGTCATTGATTTTTATTTCGAATCCTGCGAACCAGAAAGCCACGAAAAATTTTGGAAATCAAAAGTATGTGGATTATATTTGTCCTTATCATGGTTAAGGACAAGTTTTGTTTTCGGCATTAATAAAAAGCTCAAATGATTGAGATATTAAAAAAATATCATATTGATGGTTTGTTACATAAACAGACTCATCCAACTCTTGACTTAACTATTTGGAATTATTCTCCGAAAGTTCAGTACGAAAGATTATGGGATGAGATTACTTTGCAATGTCGTGGATTGGTTACGAATTCAAAAGGTGAAATAGTTGCAAGACCATTTAAAAAATTCTTCAATTACGAGGAACATAAACCAGAAGATATTCCTAATGAAAATTATGTTGTCTATGAAAAGATGGACGGTTCATTAGGTATTCTTTTTTATTATGAAGAAGAATTAACTGATGAGAGAAGATATAACATATGGTTTAATAACAATTATGAAACCGGTATGGAAAGATTCTTTAACCCGAACGACTTACCTGATTTTGATAATCCATACTATGAACCAACACCAAAGAAAAAAGGTGAATGGATATTATCCACTCGTGGTTCATTTACGTCACCACAAGCGATTAAAGGGAAAGAAATACTTGATAGACACGATATTAGTGCATTAAGAAAAGACAACACATATTTGTTTGAAATCATTTATCCCGAAAATAGAATTGTAGTCGATTACAAAGGTGAGGAAAAATTAGTTGTTCTTGGTGCGATTCACACTGAAACTGGCAATGAAGTTCCTGATAGTTCCTTGTTTTTTTTACAAGAAAGTGGATTTGAATTAGTAATGACATATAAGACTTGGGGAGAGGGATATGATTTACTTAAAGAAGAAATTAGTAAAGATAGAGAGGGATATGTAATTAAATTTAAAAATGGTTTTCGTATGAAAATCAAAGGAGATGAATATAAACGTCTTCACAAAATTTTAACAAATTTTTCATCTAAAGACATTTGGGAATTAATGAAAGATAGAAAACCCATGGATGAATTTTTAGATAGAGTTCCCGATGAATTTTACAAGTGGGTTAAACAACAAGTAAGTTCTTTTGAATTATCATTGGAAAGAATAGAAAATCATTGTAGTAAAATACACGAATATTTCAGATACGGAAAATATGGGGATAGGGATAACATCCCAACAAAAAAAGATTTTGCATTACATTTAGAAAAGTGTAACGTTGAAACATATTACAAATCAATATTATTTGCAATGTGGGACGGAAAACCATATGAACATATGATTTGGAAGATAATGAAACCTAAATACGAAAAACCATTTAAGAACGATGAGACCTGAAAAGAAAAGATTATACCTTGACGATGTTAGAACACCAGTTGCTGAGGATTGGGTTATTGCTCGTAATTACGATGAATTTGTTGTACAGATTAAATTGAATGGGTTGGGTAATTTTGAGGTAATATCTTTAGACCATGATTTAGGTGAGACTGCCATGGTCGAATACTATACCAATGTTAAAAACAACTATGAATTGAACTACGATAATATTTTGGAAAAAACTGGAATGGATTGTTGTAAATTTTTAGTTGCTGAAAGCATGAATAAAAATATCCCATTACCACAGATTTATGTCCACTCAGCGAATCCAATCGGTAGTGCAAATATGATGGGTTATATTAACAATTATTTCAAAAATTGCAAGTCACCACAATCTTGTATTAGAGTTGAAATCAAACACACCATACATGAGTCACATTTAATACCTCCTGAAGCAAGGAAGGCAAAGTGGGACAAATCAAAAAACTAAGTCACAAACTAAACCACCCATAAATGAAACCCACAAGAAGAAATCAAAACACATTCAAAGAATTAAAAATTGAAGGAAGGTACAATGAGTTTAATGATTTTTATGACTCAAACAAAGAATTGATTTATAAATCAGTAATTGAATTGTTCACGGAATTTAAAAACACCAGAAAAAAAACTTTGACACTTTATGTATCTGCAAGGATAAAAGGACTTGAGTGGGATACCGAATTTAACTTTACCAAAAATGAATCATTTGTTTTAAAACGAGATATTATGCCCTTTTTTGAAAATAATGAAGATTACGAAACTTGTTCTGAAATAATTTCTTTAACAAAAGACTTGACAAAATAAAAGATATTTTGTACATTTTAAATGTATCACGATAGAGGTACATTTATTGTTTTTTGTCAAAACATCCCCGTTAGTTTCTACTTTCGGGGATTTTTTATAACATCATTCTTGAACCAATTAGGAAGTTACTTAGAAATGGGGAATTTGGTTGAGTGTTTCCACTTAATTTATAGTTAATACTCAATCCAAATCGTTTACTTAACTTATAGTCGAATGAGCTTCCCACTAAAAATCCCATGTGTCGATTAATTGTTGTTGTTCCATTTGTACTATTCCACCCAATCGGTGAGAACATAGTGAATATTTGTGGTGATACCGTAAGTTTCTTTGAATACATATATGGTTTAGTCCAAAACACAATTGC